TTCGTCATAAATAAGACCACCAAACGTTTCAAAGAATGAAACAATCCGTCTACGATTGGCCTTATCGGCCTTATCAGTAGTGCCTATGGCATTGATTAGGCGGGATGCTGGCATCCTGTCGCCGTGTTTCCAGATATGGCGCAAGGTTGTTACAAGGACAATCTGCATTGTCTCACGAGACTTACTGAGTGACTTTACTGCGCCGTCTTGCATTGCGTTAAGTTTCTCGCTTGTCAGGTCAGTTGCTGGATATTTAACATTGAGCTTAGCCATAGTAATTACCCTCCTTAGGGTTTTTGATAGATTGGATAGTGCTAGGCAGCACCAGAAAGGGCACAAGGTAGTGCCTTTTAGCTATTGCCTATCTGACTTTTGTCATAGCCTGTTTCTTGCCTTCTGGATTCCATAGGTAAGCAGGCTTTGTTAGCTTGTTGCCCATGTGTACGTTAGCGCTACCAAGTAGCGCCTTTTTAGCATCCTGCCTTTCTGCTAGTGTGCTGGCTGCTAGCATTGCACCCTGCAATGCCTGTCTCCTTTGTTCCTTTTCCTTAACGATCCCTTCGTTAATCTTAAGTGCTATCAGTATGCCTTTTGGTTTTTTGGCTGGCTTCTTTTTAGTGAACATAGCTCCCCCTATAAATTTTGTAGATAGCACTCCCTAAAGAATGTTATCTATAAAACCTAAAAAGGTTCCGCCCCTACGTTCTCATCAGGACTTGCAGGAGTTTCAATTCCTGCCGATTGCACGGGGCTTTCACCCTTGACGTGTTGCCAGTACGCCTGCTAGTTAATTCTAGCTAAGTGCCCTCGTTATCCCAGAGGATCGGGTGGGGATTAACCGATTAAGTCCCCAAAAACCTTTGGCTACCTGTAGGCGCCATCCTAGCTATTCGGTGCTAGTGAACGATGATAGTACTCACCCTATCCGGTCATTCCTCCTTGCCAGTATCCCTTCACCATTTCAGGCAAAGATCACGCACCCATAAAGGTACTTAACTGACAAAGATCACCATTAAGCCGGTGACTCTCTGTCGTTGTTCGACAGTTGCAACTATACACCAATAGAAAGCATTTGCAAATATATTTTATAAGTAGATATACGTATACATATCGCTTATCTATATACGCGCATATGCGCGAGTAACATACAGGTACCCTTAGCGTATATAAGTAATAACCACTACTGTATGTATATCCAGGGTATACCTCTTATAGCATACTTGAGGGTATAAAGTATACACTGTATAGACATACAGGTAGTCCTCTCCTATAGCATATATGGTACGCATAGGTCAATACTGGATGGATATACAGGTAAACCCCTTATATATCATAAGGATAGGTTGAGGGGGTACTGTGGAAAACCGAGGGTTGACTGGGGTGGTCATTGGAACTACCTCCTCCCCCCCCCCTCCCTACCACCTAGGTACAATCCACAGTTGACAAGGTAGACCCTAGCGTGCTAAAGCACGAGACTCCTACTGTATGTATATACAGGACTACTGGATGTATGTACAAGGGGTACCCAGGGGGGTTAGGGGGGTGTGCAGGGTAGTGCATTACCCCCCTAAACTTTCTAGCCTCAATTAGGGTCTCTAGGAGGCCTCCTCTCTATACCCCCTATAAACACCTTAAAACTCCCTGACAATTCTCTCTAGCATATAAGGGTTTATACCTATTTTTAAGGAAACCTTCAAGGAACCTATGTATAATAACATAGTCGCTCTTTATAAACCCCTTAAGTATACTTAAGGAGGTCTTCTAGGAGTAAATAAGAAAGTTATTAAAGTAGTCTCACTTAAGGTTAGTATACGCCTTCGGCGAGAATACATAGGTTACGCATAGAAAGTCTCGTGCAAAGCACGTTTAGGAGTAATTATAGGTGAGTAAGTTCGACATAGATAAGTCTAGGTTGTTAGATTCAACAGGTAAGCCCATTACTCAGAGCCTATTCTTGGAGATTGGTTATACAGACTTCTCTGTATTTACTCTTAAAGAAGACCACTACGAGTACAAAGGTAAGTTATACCCAAGTTTTAAGAGGTTGTACTTAGAGTTAGAAGACCCAACAGAGTATGAGTTTGCTACTAGGTACCTCTTAGGATGGAAACACTGGTTACGTTTGTACCAGAATAGGCAGATTAGGCCATATATTGAAGAGATGAGAGAAGAACTAGAGCTTAAGCTACGCTCTCAAGCGTTTAGGGACATGGTTTCCCTTAGTGCGTCAGAGGGAGGTAACTTCTCAGCTACTAAATGGTTAGCTGATAAGGGTTGGGACAAGCGTTCTGCTGGTAGACCTAGCAAACAAGAGAAAGAGAGAGATCAGTACGTTATGGATAGGGTTACTGAAGAGTTTGAACAAGACGTTAAGCGTCTATCAGTCGTTTCATAGAGGGTATTATGGCCTTAGAGCTAAACACAATAGAGGGTGGGTATAGCCTAGCAACTATAAATGCTAACTTCCAAGCAATAGCAGCGTACATCAATGACCATGTTCTTCTGCGCACAGAAGGGGATGCTGGTGAGAACACCCTTACTAGTGATATTGATGCTAATTCAAACACAATTATAAACTTACCAGACCCAGTGGATAACTCTGATGCTGCAACTAAAGGTTGGGTATTAGAAGAGATAGCTGCTGCTATTGGCCCTTAACTTATAGGAAACGTAAATGTCATTAAGTGATGATAGAAAAGCAGCCATAGAAGCATATCTAGGTGAAACAGGGTATACAACGAATGACCTAGAAGCTACTTATTGGGTAGATATGCTAGCTAATGGCCCACAGGTACCAGCAGCTAACTTAGCGTCTACAGTACATGCTGCTACCAGTAAGACTACACCAGTGGGTGCTGATGAAGTTCCTTTGATTGATAGCGCTGCTAGTAATGGTCTCAAAAAGCTTACTTGGGCGAATATTAAGGCAACACTTAATACTGAAGTTACAACCACACTGAGCAGTTCGTCAGGTGTTGTGACTATTGACCTGTCTGCGGATGTGAAGCGCTATGAATTGACCTTGACCGAGAACGTCACCAGTTGGGTTTTTAATAACCCGCCTGTGTCGGCTAGTCTGTTCAAAGAGATCGTTATCACTGTTATCCAGCACGCCTCGGCTGCTAAGACTGTAGTCAGCCCAGCAACCGCTGGCCGCACAGCAGGTGGCATTGCTTGGGTAGCGGATACTACTCTCAGTAGCCGCGAATCGTTGGTGCTTCAGTGTTTCAGCGACGGCACACGGACACTGTTCCCTACCGGCAGGCAGGTATAACGCCATGTCAGCAATGATGAACCTTGCCAAGCGCCGTGCGGCGATGGTAGTCGGTGATTTTGATTTCCGGAACAACGGCGCACCTTTGACTGCGCTGCCTGCAATCCTGACGGCACTGAACGCAACCTACACACGCAACAGCGTCAAAAACGTTGTGCAGAACGGGGCGCTCGTATCTCTGTCTGCAAACCAGTTTGGCACTAGCTACGATCCAGTTGCGGCAACCTATGGCTACGTTCCTGAGCCTGCTGCGACGAATCTGGCGACGTATAGTAATGACCTTAGTAATGCGGCCTGGATAAAGATTGGGGCATCGGCGAGTTATGCACAGGGCCCGTCCCCTGATGGCAGTAATAACGCCAGTAAGATCATTGATACCGCAGTCGCGGAAATACATTACGTCACCCCTCCGGCTGTATCGTTCAGCAGCGGAACAGTCTACACGCAATCATGCTATGCGAAGGCAGCAGGTATTAACTATCTACAGATTGGACTGCCAGCCGGGTCGTTTGCCGCGGCAAACCGCCGCGCTGTGTTTAACCTCTCGGCGGGGGTAGTTACCTCGGCTGAAGCTGGTGTCACTGCCCTGATCGTCGACGTTGGCAGCGGGTGGTACCGATGCTCTATAACAGCAACCGCTAACGCCAATTCGACGCAAAGCGGCCACCTCATGCTGTCACGATCGGGGGCATTGAACGATGCCTACTTGGGCAATGGCATTGATGGCGTACTGGTCTACAACGCCCAGATCGAAACAGGCTCCCGCGCAACATCGCCCATCTACACAGCAGGCTCAACAGCCAGTAGATCGGCAGACGTTCTTACTGTCCCGCTGTGGATCAACAACATCAAAGATTCGCAAGATGGCAGCACGGCTAACTGGACTCGTACAAACTGCACGGTCACAACGTCTGGTACAGCTCCAGACGGAACAGCTACGGCGCAGCTTGTTACTGTTACGACAACCGCAGCAACAACGCTAAATAATATATCGACAAAAGCACCTGCAAAATCTGTCGTTGCTAGTGCATACATAAAGCAAGGCAACCGTTCAACGGCAAATCTTGTTTTGCGAAATTCGTCAACAGCAACCAGTTTTACGACAGGAATACTGACGTTTGCTACAGGGGCCATAACTGGTGCCGGTTGGTCTGCTATTGATGTTGGCAATGGTTGGTACCGCTGCATATACACAAGTCAAGCAGGGGACGCAATAAGCGTCGGTGATGCGTTATATTTTGCATTACATTTCGCTGGTGCATCGTATACGTCCGGAGACACAGGATACTTCTGGGGCGCACAGATCGAACCCGGCGCTGTGGCGACAGCGTACAGGCCGACTACTTCTACACTGGAATCTGCTGCAAACGCGAACATCACCGGCTTCAGCAGTGCCGCGTATACGCTCGCATGTGACGCACGAAACGATGTTCTGTCCATATCACAGAACCGGCAAATATTAGGAGTACATGACCAGACTGGTGCTTTTGATAATTATGCGTCAATAAGCAATCTGGGTAGTGCAGAGACTACTATTCGTATGGCCAGTAAATATGCTACGGCTAGCCAGTCCTTGCTGTCTTTCGCAGGCTCCACCAACAGGTTCAAAGCAGCGTTTAAGGTAGAGAACAACGCCATACTTGGGGCGGCGTCAGGCTCGGCACTGGCACCCGATAATGCGTGTACAAACCCAACCAACTTGACTGTGTTAAATTTAGGATCGCTCGGAGGGCTTACATGGAATGGTTTTCTTTTCCGCGCCCAGTTGGTCACGCAGGCGCTAACACAGGCACAAATCAACGGGCTGACGCAATGAGTACGATCTATTTACTGTTTCCAGATTCGCAAACTGCAATCGACACGCTGACCTCTGCCGGTTATCAGTTGTCCGACTACAACGACATGGCCAACGGCAACGGCTGGGGGCCAGTGCTGCCGGGATCAAACGGCATAGAGTGCAATTTGTACGATTGCCAGACTGACCTGCACGAGTCGTTGCAGCAGTACGTCGTACCGCCACCAAAATCGCCGAACAACGTGAGGGCGGGTGATGAAATATAACTAGGAATTTTTATGTCTTTAGATGACAGTTGGCTGCTAGATGCAGAGAAGCGATTAAAGCGTATGCCTCAGGCAGCTAGAGAGATTCGAGAGCGTGCCCTAGAGGATTTGTTTTATTTTGCTAAACTTGTTAACCCCGGATATGTATATGGTAATATACATAGAGATATATTCTTGTGGTTACAAGAGTACAACATATTTGGGCAAGGGAGTGCCCTAACTAGCAATAAACTTATTATGTTACCACGGGCACACTTAAAGTCACATATAGTGGCTACATGGTGTGCTTGGCTTATAACTCGTCACCCAGAAGTAACCATACTGTACCTATCAGCTACAGCCAGTCTAGCTGAGACTCAGCTATACGCTGTTAAGAACATTATAGGTTCTTCTGTATACCAAAGGTACTTCCCTGAGTATATACACCCACAAGAGGGTAAGCGTGAGAAGTGGTCTGCTACAGTCCTCTCTATAGACCATCCTAGACGTAGGAAAGAGGGGGTTAGGGATGCAACAGTTTCTACTGCTGGTTTGACAACTAACACTACAGGTTGGCACGCAGATGTGGTAGTTGCTGATGACTTGGTTATACCAGAGAATGCGTATACTGAGGACGGTAGGGATGCCGTCTCTAAGAAGTCTTCACAGTTTACTTCTATTCGTAATCCCGGTGGATTCACACTAGCGTGTGGTACACGATACCACCCAGCAGATATTTATGCTGTGTGGAAGAGTCAGTCATATGAAATCTATGATGATGATGGTATTAAGGTTGATGAACAACCTGTTTGGGAGATTGTAGAACACGCTGTAGAACAAGATGGTATATACCTATGGCCTCGTACTATACGAGAGGATGGAAAGGCATACGGGTTCAACCAGCAGATACTGGCACGCATTCGTGCTGAATACTCTGATAAGGTTCAGTTCTACGCACAGTATTACAATAACCCTAATGATCCAGCTAGTGATAGGATTAACAAAGATAAGTTTAAGTATTACAACCCTAAGTTCCTTAAGAAGGAATCTGGTAAGTGGTTCTATAATGGTAAGCGGTTAAACATATACGCTGCTGTTGACTTTGCTTTCTCTTTGCGTAAAGGAGCTGACTATACAGCTATAGTGGTTATAGGGATAGATCATGAGTCTAACATATACGTCTTAGATATAGATAGGTTTAAGTCTGATAGGACTCTTGAGTATTTCCAACATATTAAAGACCTACATACTCGTTGGAGCTTTAACATGCTTAGAGCTGAGGTTACAGTAGCTCAACAAGTAATAGTTAACGCTATCAAAGATTATGTAGCTAAAGATGGGCTAACCCTCAAAGTTGAGGAGTATAGGCCTAACAGAAAAGAAGGTACCAAAGAGGAGCGTATAGCAGCTTCTTTGGAACACAAATATGACAATGGTGAGGTATATCATTGTGAGGGTGGGTGGACAGCAATGCTCGAAGAGGAGTTAGTGCTCTCTAGGCCTCCACACGACGATATGAAGGACGCTTTAGCGTCGGCTGTGTGTATAGCAGTCCCTCCCTACAAAAGCTCCCACAGCGCCGTACAGGAGCTTCTAGGTGGGTTCACACAGAAGAGTCGCTTCGGTGGCGTTTCTTTCAGGAGATAATATGTCAGCTAAAGTAGTTGAGGTAGATGCAATATTCTTACAAGATGGTGAGTCAGCTTGGATATCCAACCTATGGGATGTTTACCATAGGGCTAGAGATAAGAAGATGGCTGAGTGGTTAGAGCTTAGAAATTACATCTTTGCTACTGATACTTCAACAACCTCTAATAACACCCTTCCTTGGAAGAACTCTACAACTACACCTAAGCTATGTCAAATTAGGGACAACTTGCACTCAAACTATATTAGTGCACTATTCCCTAATGATAATTGGCTTAGTTGGAAAGCGTACAACCAAGACTCCTCTGTGATTGAGAAAGCTAGAGCTATTGAAGGATACATGGAAAATAAGTGTAACGAGACACACTTTCGTAACACTGTATCTAAGCTAGTGTATGACTACATAGACTATGGTAATGCTTTCGCTACAGTGGAATATGTAACGCAGATGCAAAGTAAGGGTGAGGATATATCACCAACCAAGGTTTATGTAGGGCCACGCTTAGTGCGTATTAACCCAATGGATATTGTATTCAATCCAATGGCTGAGGACTTCTACCAGACCCATAAGATTATTAGGTCTGTTAAGACTATTGGAGAGATTTACAAACTAGTAGAGGACTTCCCAGAGGAAGTTGCTTGGAAGAAGTTCTTAGAGCGTCGTGAGAAGATTGCTATAAAGTCTGCTGGCATGTCTACTGAAGACTTCAATAAGTCTTGTGGATACTTAGCAGATGGTTTTGGTAATATGAAAGATTATTACCAAGGAGAACTAGTAGAGATTTTGAGATTCTTTGGTGATTACTATGACCCAACTACAGGTGTATTAACTCAAGATGTAGTTATTACAATAGCCGATAGGAGTTTTACTGTCAATAAAGAACCACAGCAAAGTTGGTTTGGTAGAGCACCAATCTGGCATGTTGGTTGGAGATTTAGACAAGATAATTTGTGGGCTATGGGCCCGTTAGATAACCTAGTTGGTATGCAATACCGTATTGACCACCTAGAGAATCTTAAAGCTGATGCAATGGATTTGGTAGTTCACCCACCTTTAGCTATTGTAGGTGAGGTAGAAGAGTTTGTATGGGGCCCCGGAGAGGAAATACACCTTGATGAAGGGGGTAGTATCCAAGCACTCACTAAAGACCTCTCAGGTCTTGCTGTAGCCAATAATGAGATTGTTACACTAGAGAACAAAATGGAGCTTTATGCTGGTGCCCCTAGAGAAGCTATGGGTATTAGGACTCCCGGTGAGAAGACAGCCCTTGAGGTACAAACACTAAATACAGCAGCAGGTAGGATCTTCCAAGAGAAGACCTCTCAGTTTGAGACAGAGCTTCTTGAGCCAGCTCTAAATGGTATGTTAGAGACTGCTGTAAGAAACCTAGATACTGTAGACACCATAGAAGTCCTTAATGATGAGTTTGGCTTTAAGGTGTTTAGGACTATCACTAAATCTGATATTACAGCGTCTGGTATTTTAAGACCCATAGGGGCTAGGCACTTTACTAAACAAGCACAAGATGTTCAGAACCTTATGCAGCTTATGCAGACCCCTCTGGGACAAGCCTCACTTCCTCACCTTAGTGGTAAGGCGGCCTATAAGCTTATTGAGGACATCTCCAATATGACTCAATATAAACTATTTGCTGACTTCATAGCTATCGTTGAACAGAAGGAACAAGCCACCCACACTAACGTGGCACAAGAGTCCTTCTTGTCAGAGAACAGTCAACCAATACCTCCGGGGATGTAATGAAGACTTGTTGGACAAAAGGGCTTGGAACGCAGGAAGAGAAGGACTTAAGAGCTAGTATAGCCTCTTCTCTTCTTATGCGTAAAAGACTTAAGGTTTTACTAGAAGAAAAGGTCGTTTCATCTACTAATCAAGCTAGAAGTAAGCTCCTTTATGATAACCCAAATTGGGCTCTTTTGCAAGCAGACCAAAGGGGTTACGAAAGGAGTATACTAGAAGTTATAGATTTATTAGGTGATTTATAAGGAAAACATAGTAGATAAGGAGTACAATAGGGTACTCTTTAGATATACCCTAGAGGTTATATGCCAGAACAAGATATTTTTAATGGTCAGTCTACCCAGACTACCAATACACCAGAGACATTCAACCCAGATACCCTTCTGGAGCAAATTAAGAATGAAGCTGGACAACGAAAGTACGCTAATATTGAAGAAGCTCTTAAGGCTTTGCAACATTCTCAAGAATACATCCCTACGCTAAAAACACAGTTATCTGAAAAAGAACAGCGTCTTGCGGAACTTCAAGAAGAACAAGCACGGGTTAAGAAGCTTGAAGAATTAGTGGAACAACTAGCTGCTACGCAACATCAAGCAGGTGGTGGATCACCGTCTACTACTCCTACTTTGGATCAGCAAGCAGTAGTTTCTTTAGTACAACAAACCTTGAGTCAGTCTAAGCAACAAGAAGTTGCTGAAGCTAACTCTCAGGCTGTTGCAAAAGCTCTAGTAGAGAAGTTTGGAGATAAGGCCGCTGAAGTAGTAACTCAGAAAGCAGCAGAGCTTGGAATCCCACCTACTGATTTGAAAGAGCTTGCTAAAAAATCACCTGCACTTGTTCTCAACTTATTCGAGACACATCAAAAACAAACACCTAATCTCAACACTAGCTCTGTACGCGTACCCCCTGTCAATCAGCAGACCTTAGATATCAAGAAGCCTGAGAAGTCTCTTCTATCTGGAGCTTCCTCTAAGGAACAAGCTGATTATTTAAGACAGATTAGGTCTGCTGTATACGCTAAGTATGGGGTTACTTCCTAAGTAGGAATATAAAATGCAAATTACTCAGAACACCCAAGCGTTTATCGACTCAGAAGTGTACTCAGCCTTCATCTTGCAGAACTTGCATGATGGCCTGTTGGGTGAACAATTCTATCGTTCCATCAACGACTTCACTCATGGTGATACCCTCAACATTAAGACTGTTGGTACAGTAACCATCCAAGAAGCTGCTGAAAATACTCCTCTGGTATACAGCCCTATTGAGACTGGTACCATCACCTTCCGTATTAGTGAGTACAAAGGTGACGCATGGTATATCACTGATGACCTTCGTGAAGATGGCTCACAGATTGATGCCCTAATTGCTGCTCGTGCAGCAGAGTCTACTCGTGCTATCCAAGAGGTCTTTGAAACTGACTTCTTCAATACTGCTGGTGACTACTACAAAGCTAACGCCGGTGCTAATAACGTCAACGGTTTCCCTCACTTGATTGTATCTGCTGAGACTAACCGCAAGTTTGCACTGAAACACTTTGTTGCCATGCGTCTGGCCTTTGACAAGGCTAATGCACCGGCAGAAGGTCGTGTAGCTGTTGTAGACCCTGTAGTTGAAGCAACCCTTAACTCTTTGGTTAACATTACCTCAGATGTTACCCCATATGCGACTAACCTCTTTACTGGTGGTATGGCTCGTGGTATGCGCTTCGTACACAAAATGTACGGCTGGGATGTGTTGCTCTCTAACCGTTTGCCAACCTTGACAGCTACCCTGTCTGATGGCACAACTACTGGTCAAATCGGCGATAAGATGAACTTGTTCATGTGTATCAACGATGACCAATCTAAGCCTATCATGGGTGCATGGCGTCGTATGCCTAAGTCAGAGGGTAAAAAGTTTGCCCGTTTTTCTCTAAACAACGTGGAAGGCCTGCGTCTAGCTGCCTAACCCGAAGTAATCTAATGCAACCATACAGTATGGGGCGTATGAAATGTTAAATGAAAGTGAGGTTAAATACTTAGCTGGTTTGTTGGATGCTGACGGCAGCCTAAGTATTAAAGTTAGTGAAAACAAATTCGGAAACATGCATTTTGGTCTGCTCTTAGAAATATCAGCTTCAGTCTTGTATGACAAGAAAGGTTATCTTCCTTCCTTAGCTACTAAGATTGGGTCATGCAATACAAAGAGCTATGATAATCCTAGCCACCAAGATGCTTATGTATTCAGAATACAATCTCGTAGAGAATTAAATATGTTCCTTCCTCGTGTTGTAAAACACATGGTTATAAAAGGTGCACATTGGAATAGACTATACGAGAAGTTTTGTCAATATCAAGGAGTGTCACTCTCTCAAGAAGAGGTAGAAGCTCTTAAGTTGTGGTCTAAAGAAAGCAGAAAAGAAACTGGCCCCATCAAACCTAAGAATCACCCTACATGGGCTTGGGTTGCTGGTTACCTAGATGGTGATGGCAGTTATCAACTACCTAAGTCTGGTACAGCTCTTGTACAAGTTAAAGCTCATATAGATGACACTTGTGGACTAGAGTTACTTAAGAAAGCTTTTGGTGGTAATATCTACACACATAAAGACCCTAACACAAAGATTTGGCAAATAACACTTGGGAAGATGAATAGAGCTAGGGCTCTTAGGTTCCTCCCTAAAGTTCACAAACACTCTCGCTTAAAGCAATGGAAGATAGAACAACTTCTAGCATTTCATAATAGAAACTGCAACGACTAACTGAGAAAAACCCTACGGGGTAAGTTATAGTCTAGCGCACATATTGTGCGTAGGAACGAAATAAAGACATGGCTCGTGATGAGCACGTTGTACGTTGCCGCTATGGTTTCGGCATCCAACGTGTAGACACCTTGGGTTGCGTTGTTACTGACGACACTGCTTACGCTTAAGTTCTAGGAGAATAGATTATGTCTTTTGAATCAAACACTGGCCTTGGTATTAAAAACCAATATGGCCAACGTACTGCAACTGGCGTTCGTGGTGAGTTGGAGATGGATGGCTACGAGCAAGTCCTCGTAGTAAACCTAGATGCTTCTGCAATCCCCTTCCTCTTTCCAGTCTTGGATGGCACTGCTTACATTACTGGTATTGATACAACTTTCGTTACTGGTAGTGTAACTGATGTTGATATTGGAGCTGTAGATGTTGATGCTGCTACAGAAGCATCTCCAATCCAAATTCCAGATAGTAACACAGGTGTAATTGCACAAACTGGTGGTACTGCTGGTAACCTGATTATCAAGTACAAGAAAGCTCTGGCTGCTGCATAATCAGAGCATAGGCAAATAAAAACTGCCCTTTAAGCCGGTCATCCAGCAATGGGTGGTCGGCTTTTTTATTACCTGAGGTTTACATGGCAATTCAACACAAAGATATTACAGACCCAGATATACATGAACCAAAAGGTGCTGCCGTAGCTGCGGTAGGCACTGTGCTATTCGCGTTAGGCGATGGTACAACTGAATGGAGAACACCTGATTATACAGACCTTGGTGGTGCTGTGTCAGTATCCTCTAATTTAACAGAAGAATTAAACGCGTACGCAACAACTGGACAATCCCAAGGTGTTGCTACTGTACCACAGAAAATAGCCTTTGGCTCTCCTGCAACAACCCCTAGGCTCTCCTTAAATAGCTCTGGTGTAATTACTTGTCTAGCGGCTGGTACCTATCAGATAGACATTAGTTTTACTGCTGGACGAGCTTCTGGAGGCTCTGGTGGACATACAGAGTTCTTCTATGTAGAAATGCTTAATAGCGCAATAATTGATGCCCCTAGAGTAATTTACTTTAACTCCGCACATTCTGCTAGTGTTCCAGTATTTTTTAGTAGGACTATAGATCTAGCTGTTGGTGATACATACCATGTAGAGTTTATAAATGGTTCTTCAGGATCAGACCTACTAGATATCATAATTTCTACTACAACTGCATGGGGTGGCTCTATTACCACTAAAGGCGCACAAATGCAAGTTTACACTTTCGGGTAATGTATGAAGAAGACTCTTATAGAGATAGTACAAGATATCCTTTCTGATATGGGTGGGGACGAGGTTAATAGTATTAGTGATACTGTTGAGTCTTCTCAAGTTGCTCAAATTGTAAGGACTACTTATGAAAACATGATGGCTAATAGGAATTGGCCACACCAGAAGAAGTTAGCTAAACTATTAGCGTCTGGTAACTCCTCCCTACCTACTCACATGAAGCTTGATGATGATGTAAAGGAAATCATCTCAGTTAAGTACAACTGTATACGCAGTGGTGAAACTAGGAAAGTCTATAGGGACATTAAGTACATTGAGCCAGATGACTTTCTGCGTGTACTATACAACAGAGACAACACAGCGTCTAATGTAGATGTTATTGTAGACCCAACTGGTGTAGAATTATTCATCAAGAATGACTCCTACCCAACATACCTAACATCCTTCGATGATGTAACACTTGTCTTTGACTCGTACGACTCTGACGTAGAGTCTACCCTACAAGAGTCTAAAGTGCAGGTATTAGCGTATGTAATACCCACATGGACTCATGAGGACATGTACACCCCAGACTTACCTTCTGAGGCCTTCCCTGCCCTTATTGAAGAAGCTAAGAATAGGTCTTTCCAGAAGATAGCACAAAGGGTAGACCAGACTGCTGCCATAGAAGCTAGACGACAACAATCTTGGTTAGCTCGTAAAGCTTGGCGTGTTGCTGGTGGAGTTAAGTATCCCTCATATGGTAGGGGTAGAGTTAGTACACGAAGAGACCCAACCTTTTCTCAGGATAGATAAATGTTTTATAAAGAGTACAAGATAATCCCAGCACAGATAGCTGGTATGTATGTAGTTATCAGTCCTACGAGTGGGGGCTCAAGACCTCTCATACTAGCTGGTTTGTATACAACACCAAAAGCGGCTATGCATGACATAGACAAATATCTAGCTAAGAGAGCGACTAAGAAAAATGGCGACAAAGCAGATACCAGCAGAGATAACTAATTTTATTAAGGGGTTGATAACTGATGTTAACCCTATGACCTTTCCAGAGGGTGCCTCTTTAGATGAGCAGAATATGCTTATCAACCTAGATGGCACTCGTTCTCGTAGGCTAGGTATGGACTTCGAGGTGTCCTCTGGAGACGTATATACTGGCCCACTGAGGGTAGTAGATGGAGAGTATAAGTACAGTTCATATAAGTGGGCTAATGCTGCTGGTATACCAAACCTAAACTTTGCTGTATTCCAGATTAACAACTACATAGCCATATATAATACCAATGAAGCATCACTATCACAAGCTGGCCCTGTATTTACCCACACCTTTACAGAAGATGTAGATATAATCTCCTTCTCATCTGTAGATGGTATATTAGTAGCAGCTACTGGAGCTAAGTCTATATACTCATTTGAGTATGATGAAGCTACAAACACAATTACTATGGATAGTTTTAGGCTACTCATTCGTGATATGTTTGGTGTAGAGGATATAATTGATGGTATCAACTACAGAGAAGGCTCTAATGTATCTAAGCGTCCTAAGTCTATTACACAGACGCATATGTACAACCTTCGTAATCAAACCTTTGGTTATCCAAGATTAGGTGGTCTACCTTTTTACGAGATTATTGTAGACCCAATAGGGTACTTTAATGACTACTCTGTAACTACATACCCCTCTAATGCTGACTCTGTACTAGACGCCCTATATCCAAATACAGAGAGTCCTATAGACCCTATCACTGATAGGTTTAACCCTAAAGAGCTTACCTCTAATCCTCCGGGTACTGTAGAGGCTCCTAGAGGATTCTTTATCATTGATGCTATTGATAGGGGTACAAGTAGACTAGCAGAGATTGATAAGCTATACGACCAGAAACAGACACTGCAAGGTAGGTTTAAGACAACCACACTGCCAGCAGACTCCTCTGTAAAAGGTGCTACAGCATTAGCTCAATTTGCAGGACGTATGTTTTATGCTGGGTTCTCTAGTGAGGTTGTAGATGGTGATGAGCATTCACCTAGATTGGGTTCTTATGTACTCTTCTCTAAACTTATTGATAGTGCAGCAGATCTAAAAGCATGTTACCAACAAGGTGACCCAACCTCTAAAAACTACTCAGAGTTGTTAGCAACTGATGGTGGTTTCATTAGACTTGATGGTGCGTATAACATAGTAGCTCTTGTACCTGTTAGTCAAGGTTTGATAGCCTTGGCAGAGAATGGTATATGGCTAATCTCTGGTGAAGACAGAGGACAATTTAAGGCAACTTCTTATGCAACAAGTAAGCTCAGTTCTACAGGATGTAATTGTAAGACTTCTGTTGTTCGTATGGGTGACAGCGTATGGTATTGGTCTACTGAAGGAATCTTCTCAGTAGAGCCAAATCAATTTGGTGACTTAGTAGCGACAAATAAAGCTAGGGGTAGGATTCAGAAGTTCTTTGATACTATACCAGAACTAACTAAGAAACGCTCAGTAGGTTTCGTAGATACATATGATAGGACTATTAGGTGGTTGTACTACAATCAACCTGAAGATCCATACACAATGGAGTTGGTATATAATATAGACTTTGATGCGTTCACTAAGAATAAGTTGATAAAGCCAGCCTTAGAAGGCCCACTAACTACACCCATAGTGGCTGTACCAATAACAGTACCACCATTCACATATGCTACAACTGTAGATCCAGTGTTTGTTGGGTATGAACCAGTTATAATTACAGTTGATGGAGAAACTATTGATGTTGGTAATACTATCAGAACCCTTTCAACATTAGTTAGGGAAACTAAATACCTGATAATCAAAGCAGCTCCAGACCCTAATGAGTCTTCATTAACATACACCTTTGGTGCATACTCTGATGTACTACACACAGATTGGGCAACTTGGGGTGGTAGTACAGATGCTGAGGCTTACTTAATTACTGGTTGGTCTTCTGGTGGTGACTACCAGCGTAGGAAACAACTACCATTCCTTACTATGCACTTCTATAAGACTGAGGATGGCTTCACTGAAAGTGGTAGTGACTTCATTGTATCTAACCCATCTTCGTGCCTAATGCAGACACAGTGGGACTGGTCTAACCATGAGAACTCAGGTAAGTGGAGTCAACCATATCAAACCTATAGATTTAAGAGACACTACATACCTAATGATGTTAGTGACGCTTTTGACAATGGTTTCTACACAGTTGAAACTCGTAATAAACTTAGGGGTTCAGGTAAGGTGTTGTCAATAGTATTTAGGAGT